TAGGTATCCCAAAAAGATAGAACTATATGCAATTACAGAAAGCTGTATTAGACAGTCTGTTTCTGTTCAACCAATCTCCAGATCACAGACTGTATACCCTGGTTGAATTCAACCACTACTGCCTTTTTCCACTAATCCACCAAAAAGCCCGACTGTTTTATAACGGTGATAAACCAATAGGTTTTGTATCTTGGGCTTGGCTTACTGAGGAAGAGGCACAGGATTTCATATCAGAACGATGGATGCCTGGCGAAGAGGTACACAAACGTCCTGATATAATTGATGACCAATACCAACTTTGGGGAATAGATTTCATAGCCCCCTACGGTCATTCCACAAAGGTCATGCGAGGCATGATGAAACATTCACAATCCGTCTTGGGCCAACGTGTCCCTGCCAATTGGCGGCGGTTTAAACAGCCAGATAAAATTCATACGAAGGAGTTCTAATATGGGCGGCGGCGGCGGTGATACCAATGTAACAAATACAGGTTTGGGTGATGATCAGTACCAGACCTTAGCAGATAACCAGGTTGGCATTTCGGGTCAGATTACAGATGCCCGTGATGATGCCACGGCACGTTATGATAACTTTGATACTCGCTTTGATGGAATTGATTCTTCAGTAGCAGGGGTTGGTAGTAATCTTACTGCGGGTTTTACCAATATCCAAGATTTAATGGATCAGTATAACACGGGTATGAATACTCAGTTTGATACCGTTAACACTGGTATTGGTACTAATAATACTGCGATTGGTGCAAACGCTACCTCATTAAATAACCTGTCTACAGATGTCTCTGGCGGCTTTAATGACATGAGTGGTCGATTTGATACTGTTGATACTGGACAAGCAAATATTCAAGGGGCTGTAGATCAGGGGTTTGTTGATCAAGCACAAGGATTTGCTGACGCACAGGCTGACCGTACTGCTCAGTTTGATGCCGCAAATACAGCTATGAACACAGGCTTTGAAACTACAGATGCCGCCGTTCAAGAGGGATTTGGTGAGGCTGCTACTCAGCTAACCAATACGCAAGCAAATGTCCTAGATGGTCAGGGCCAACTCCAGACAAATCTAGACACAATGTCAGATACCGCTGATACTTATGCGGCTCAATCACTAGAGAACCAAGCTGCTCTACAACAAGGGCAAGACGGGTTTGTAACAAGCTTTGATAATTATACAGAGCGGTATGGCGAAGATCAAGAACTGGCTCAACAGTCACGGGCTGATCTAGCTACAGCACAGGCTAACCAAACAGATCGCCTACGGGAAGACATGGGTGCTTATGCACAGTCTGCTGCTACAGGTCAGCAAGGGTTGGCTACGCAGCTTGGTGATGTTGCAACGGGAGTAGATAATCAGTTCACGCAGCTTGGTGCTGATGTTCAGGGTGGATTTGTAGATACCCAAAATGCAAGTCTACAGTCTGCGGGGTCTGTCCAAGAAGCTATAGCTGCTAATGCGGCGGCTACTCAGGATCAATCTGCAAATATCCTTTCTCAATTAGATGCAGGGCAAGTTACTCAGGCCAGAGACTTTGCTAAGATTGCATCTGCTCAAACTGACTTAGACGCTAATATGAGGTCTGATTTTGATCAGCTAGGGTCAGCCTTTGATGATAATGGTCAGCTAATAAAAAGTAGCATTGATAGTCAGGGTAATACAATCACCCGTGCTATGGATGCCCAAGGTAATCTTTTGCTACGCACATTTGATGTACAAGGCACAGAGATTGGCGGCGGCATGGTAAACATTAACCAGCGCCTTAATGAACTAAACAAATTACAGACGATGCAAGGCGGTAATGCCTCTATGGGTAACCTATCCCCTGCTATGTCTTCGGCTGTGCCTAGTACAGGATTTGCTTCACCGTATGCAACTACGGGTACGCCTAAACCAAATATGGAAAGGCCACCCAATCCTTTCGCAGGAATAATTCCCGTTAGTCAGCCAATAGATCCAAACACGTTTAATAGGTAATAATATGCATCCAACAACAGTATCTCAAGATTGCGTAGAACTTGTTAAAAAGTTTGAAGGTCTGCACAAAGTAAAAGACGATGGCATGGTACACGCATATCGCTGTTTGGCAGGACGTTGGACTTGCGGATTTGGGGGAACCCGTGGCGTAAGATCTGGCGTTAAGTGGACAAAAGAGTATTGTGAACAACGTCTTATCGAAGATCTAGATGAACACGGTAAGATAGTTAAGAAGTACGTCAACGTACCTTTAACACAGCCGCAGTACGATGCCCTGACTTCATTTGTATTTAACTTAGGTGGCGGTAATTTTCGTAGTTCAACACTGCTTAAAAAGCTTAACAAGGGTTTGTATGATGAAGTTCCTGAACAGATCATGCGCTGGAATAAAGCCCGTGTAGATGGAAAACTAACACCTATTCGTGGGCTAACCCGTAGACGTTCCGCAGAGGCTGCTATCTTTGCCCGTGATGCACAGTTACCTTCTGACGAAGGTGGCCCAGCAATGCCACAGAAACCTACCGCAGAGGCTCCTAAATCTCTTGCTAAGAGTAAGACAATGGCAGGTGCAGGGATCGCTGGTGCAGCTACTGCAATGAATGAGGTTGCAGGGCAGATCCAAGGGCTGGTTGCCTATGCTCCAATGCTTAAAACAATCTTTTTGATCTGTGCAATCGGCGGCATTGGTTTAGCTGCATATGCACGGTTTAAAGATAATAAAGAGGGCATCCATTGATGTTCATATTCGGCAAGATAAAGAACTATATCATTGCCACTTTGGCTTTAGCCTTACCCATTATTTATGTGATGGGTCAGGTTAAGGGTCGGGCCAAAGAGAAGAATAAAGTCCTGCAAGACGATCTTCAGGCGCAAAAGAAAACGACCAATTTTTATAAGAAAATGGCAGAACATGAAGCTGACGATCTTAATGACCGCAAGTCTCTTACTGAGCGGCTGCGGGGGAACGGTTTATAGAACCAATCTGGAAGTATATTGCCCGCCTATAGAGCAGTATTCTTCAGAATTTAATCAAGAATTAGCGGATGAGTTGGACGCCCTAGACGGGGATCAGACAACTATACCGATGGTAATCGCTGATTACGCAAAGCTGCGTGACCGAATCCGTGCATGTGAAAAAGAGAAGGGTAATATATAATGGGCTTATGGTCATCCACATTCGGCGGCGGTAACAGCTTTACGGAAAGCGTAGCCAACACATTTACTCCTGACGATGGTGCATCCTACGTTAATGGAACGCTAACGTATGACTCTGGGTCTAACGCAGGTACGGTTGTTCCGACAAACTCTTCAGGGGGATACGGAAGTGATAGCGATGGCAATTCGGTTTATACGGGTAGTGCGAACACCACAGGAAACGACAATGAGGCAAATGTTACTTCTGGTGGAGTAAACGAAGACTTCGTACCAAAGGGTTCTGCGCCTTCTGGGATTAATAAGGTTTTAGGATTTGCTACTCCTGTCGGAGTAATTGGCGCATTAGCAGGATGGGCTAACGGAACAGACCCTGAAAAAGATCCTAGTCAGGTTGTAGATGGTAGGGTGGTATATACTCGACCAGGAAAAGATGGTGAGCCAGATTTTCAATATTCTCATAATTTTTTGGGAATGCAGTATCAGGTAGAAGTGAACGAAAACACAGGCCAAGTACAAGACTTCTTACGCAAAGACGCATCTGGTAAATATCCCGGTGACGAAGGGTATGATCAATCAACGTCTGGCTATGAGAAAATGGCCCAAGATGCCCGTGACCGTGGGGATAATGATCAGGCAGACGCTATTCTTCAAGAAGCTGCCGACAACGCTACTGAGGACGATGGTAGTAATGATGCGACTAAGGGCGCAGAAGTTATTATTAAGATGGCTGAAGAAGCTGGTATGGCTACTAGCAACGAACAAATACAAGCTATCCTAGATGATCCTGCGGGATGGTTAAAAGATAACGGCGCTTCACTTTTAGAAAAAGTACCTAATCTTGATCCTGAGACTGCAGGAACATTGCTAGACCCTACTAATCCTAACTATTTATTAGGTGATAGTCCTACTGTTGCAGTAGCAACTACAGGGGATGCATCTACAGTTGATAGTGTAGTTAATCCTGGCGCAGAGACATATGACGCTAGTACAACCGCAGATCAGCTAGGAACAGATGCAACAACAGTAAATGCAGCCACAGGTGAAATTCGTGACGAAAACCTAGTAGACGCTGCTCAGATTGATATGACGGGCGCTGCTACGGGCGTTAATGCAGACGGTACGGTGAGTGTTACAGGCGAGGCTTTAAATGACTTTGCCACACAAAACATCAGTAACATCATTGATACGTCTACGGTTGCAGGAAAGCTGTTAGCCCAGAAGCTGGGCGAGGGTAACTACACTGATAGTAAGGCTACCATCCTAGGGCAGATGGAGATTATCTCTGCCGAATTTAAAGACAGTAACGGCAACCCTGTAATACCGCCTTGGGCACAAGCATTATCCCGTGACGTTGCAAAGACAATGGCTTTCTCTGGTATTTCTGGAACCGCCATGACGGCTGCAATGTCGAATGCGATTATGGAAGCAACCTT